TGTTGTGCGTTACTTTTTCCTATCAAAACGGAAACCAGTTTTGATGGCACCATCGGTTGCTCATTGATTTGAGCTAGGCGATGTGTTGAGAAGTCTGTGGTTTGGCAAAAGTGGTATTTAAATATACAATGCTTATTAATTTATGCATACTGCCGCAAAGACTTCAATTAGCTGACAGCATGTATCAAAACTTTGATATATACTAGTACGGTTATACCATAAATGGAAAATTTAAGGATGGACATAAGCCTCATCTGTAATTCTTAGCTTGAGATTAAATTGAAAATGAAATGGTAGACCCGTTTGAACATATGTTAGATTATATCTTACATGGTTGAAGCTACACAATAAACGATCATATATGTATGACAACTGAAAGCGAGAGTTATTAGGTTCATATGTGGTCATGCGTCCAGTTCAATAAAGCTGTTGAACCGATGCATAAAAGTTGGTCGTTCGAAATATGTAAGTCAATCATTCGAGAACGACGTGTGCACTGCCCAGTGCTAAAGGAGCCCAGAGCTACCAAGGGTGGAACCGTAGGGTGGGGTCGGGAGGTCCTGTCCAATCGCGGTGGGAAGCGATTTCGTAAAAACTATTAGTGTGACGATGCTTTTAGTTAACGCCCACGTAAAGTGGAAACGTTGCCATATTGTTGCTGAAACAAACAAAAATCCTAGTGGATCGGGATATGCAGATCCATACCGTCCGACAATCCGGTTTAGAGATTGTCCAGGTTTCACAGACGTAGAGTCTGTATGCCGTCGATTAATTCGTAACATGTCTCATGAGTTGAGAGGTAATATGTGGGGAATTTTCGATGAAGAGGATATTATGTCTCGTGTGCCTATACATTTTGCCGTGGCCGAGACTCAATTACCTAGTGACATTCATCGTCGCCATTTAATATTCACCACACTGCTTCGTCTTTTGACTAACAGTATGGTGGATGTTGTGCCCAGAGCAATCGATGACTATGGGGTGTACGAGTGTAGAGGAGTTAAGAGAGATAACACCGACTTACACATGGGTACATCATATTGTGAACCTGGGGCAGCCGGGTTCTATATTCCCACAGTCGAAGACAAGGAGGATGAATTGGACGACACAGAGGATATGGAGGTTCCATCCTCGGGTGACTCAGAGTATTGCAATGAGCAGGATCAGATAGAAATATTTGAAACATGCACTTGCAAACGCTTCAAGTCATCACTAAACGGGAGCCATGGTGAGTACACAGAGAGTGATGACGTGAAGAAGACTCAAAACAAGAAGAAACCACAACAACAGCTAAAAAAGATGGCTAAGAAAGTGGTGAAACGTGTTGCTCGTGAGTCAGCTATTCAAGTCGCTGCGACTTTTGTACCCGAACCAATCGCACGCTATGCTTACAAAGCTAGTTCTAAGTTGATTAGATCCGTAGTATCTAATAGATCAACTGAGAAAAAACTAGTCTTGTCAGGTGTGGCATCAAGTTATCTGATGAGTCATGTGAGACCATTTGATTCCAGAGTTTCGCAGGTGTGTATACCAAGACCACCTGCGACAAGGAGTTTTAAGGTTACAGGGTTTATCAGGGGGACTGGGGCCATTGGTGGTAATGGGGTGGGGTTTGTTGCTATAGCTCCATGCTTAAGCAATGATTTACCTTGTCTGTATTATACCACTGGAGCTTATTCTCCTAGCTTCACATCACAGCCACCTAATGATTTGGCTCCAGGCAACACCACTAGTGCAAACGGTGGTACGTTGTATCCTGCTAATCTTGACATGATCAATCTTCCGTATTCATCTGCTCAACTTAGCAACCCTGTGACAGGAACTACGACAGCAATATCTGGCCGTATTGTGTCAAGTTCACTCAGGGTTTTTTATACTGGCACTACTCTTAACGAGGCAGGGCAGTATTTTGGGTACAGTGATCCTGAGGGTACAAATGTGTTGGGGGGGGCACACACAACCATTTCAGCAGGTACTGGTTACACAACTGGAGCATTAGGACAAAAAGATGCTACAGAGATCATTAAGGTGACCAAGAATGCGGAAATGAGGCTGATTCGTCTTGGAGTAGATCCAAACATGGATGATTATCCCAGAGCCAACAACACGACGGCTCGTAAGAATTATCCATTTTGTGCAGGTGAGGTTTATACACTAGCCGGAGTCTCCGATTATGGTGCAGCAAATGCTGTCGTCATGATTACGGGGATTGCGCTACAACCTTTCTACTTTGAAATGATAACCCACGCGGAGTACATTGGGCCTGGTGTGACGCAAGGTTTACTGAGTGAAACTAATAGCGATGCTGTTGGTTACGACGCGGTAAAGAATGTGTTGAACCACGCTCAAAGGGAGGTTGCCACGAATCCACGTCTGACATTTGAGAAGTGTCTGGATCAAGAGATGAAGAGACAAGGCATCTCCATGGGGAATGGACAGCGTAGTGTGGACTACTAGGGGGGGTGGGTAGATGATTGCGTGTCATCTATCCTCGGTAGCTCGGAACCGGAAGTGGAGCTTTTCTTTGTTTTTCTTAAAAAACAAAGCCTAATGATGGACATCATTGAGTTTTTATCTGTAGTTGAGTTCCGAGAACAACTGTTGATGAGAACAAAGTTAGCTGTAATGCTGACATTCGGTGTCGTACAGGACTGGGTGATCTTCTTGTATGATTGTGTGGTTTGTGGAATGGGGATGTGCTTGTTGGGTTGGATTTGTTCTCTTATTGTTCGTAGTGGATATAGAGTTAACCAGCTTAACGGGAATAACGGTGAGGCTACCAATGGCGATGATTTAGATCGTGGTCAGTTGGACAACGCTGCACAGTTTCCACCTCTGGACACAAAAGACAAAAGGTCATCGCGGGGACAACACCATAGCAAGAAGAGGGCTATTGGTCGTGAAGGCTCAAACAATGAGAACGCGGGTAGACGTATGTCTGACAAGGGAAAAGGCGATAAAAAAGAGCCAATCCAAGTCAAAAAAGAACGTCCATCTGAGAAAGTCATTTGTATGGGGATTGAGGAACCTTTTGGTTGGGATGGTAAAGAGTGCTATTTCAAAAGAGGCTTCAATGACTGCACGAACAAAGGCGGGAAAGTCTTCAAGCGCTTATGTGCTAACTCGCTTTTAAACAAGGTTAAAACGTCCGGGTTGGGTTTCATTGAGGTCTTCACAGATGTCAATGAAACTGATGATTTACGTTTGGTGACAGTTCTCAAATCTCCTTGGTCTCACGAGCGTGTAGACACTACTTTCGTCCACGAAGGTATGAGGTTTGAGCCATCGCTATACTACGTGTTTCAACCAGCACTAGAGATGCTAAAGAAGAAGTTTTCCTCAACTCTAATCAGTGAGAGTATGGTGAACGGAATGTTAGCGGCTCTAAACCGGGAGTTTGTGACACCAGATGAAATGTGTCTATTGCCGACTATTAGTTACTATGTACATGCAAGTCACAAGAAGAATTTCTTGATCAGCAGAACAAATGTTAGTAGAACTAAGGTTGTTACAATGGATCGTGAGTCTGAGAAGTACATGTCTGTATTGAACCTCGCTAGAAACAATGAGTGTGTGGTTCGGTTTGACAGCATTGATTGCAGTGTGAAGGACAAGTACCCAGGCCGGGATGATTGTCTAGTTACACGCTTCAATGATGGTGAACGAACCTGCTGGTCAGGGAATATTGAGACTCAATATTCCGCTGATGACCCAACATCATACCCACATTTCTTGTATAGTGAGGAAGATGCTAATAGTGGTAAGTATTATAGGAGTCAGTTTCTTAGTTTTGAT